TCGGCTGAACGTGATTTCAATCCCACCCGAGGAGGACCGAGTGGGGTTATCTACAGAATTCTTCAAATAGCGGCTGTGCCGCCTCGACTACCTTGTTCCAAGTCGCCAATTCCAGCGCATTGGCCTGCGCATGCAATTCTCTGTGCCGATCCCTGAGCGCAGTAATCTGCGCTTGAATCTGTGCCGCCTCGTCTCTCTTGCGCTCGACCTCAACCAAAGGCTCTTCGAGGATGGCGTTCTTCACCGGATCGAGCCGCACATGCCAGGTATTGTGATGAGCGTTGCAAAGCCAACGCACGGTTTCCCAGTGTGGCTCGGCGTAGGAATCGTGATGAGCTTCCACTTGTTTCAAACTGCCACACACAATGCATGGCTGCTTTTGCCACACACCTCTGCGAACGAGGTAACGAACCCTGTTACGAGCTTTAACCTGGGCTGGATAGGCATCAATGTGCTTCTTTTGATACCTTGACATCTGGTCCGGATGAGCCTTGCGCCACTTCGAATTCGCTTGGAGCTGTTTAGCTCGAAGCTTGGGAACAGCGTAGCGCTTTTTTTGGTACTCTTTTTGACACTGACGGCAGTTGCGAACGTTGCTTTGAGAAAATGGCTTAGAACGCACGCGTTTGATAAACAACTCTTCTGGCTTTGTCTCACCGCACCACTTACACAAAAGGTCCATGAAGATTCTCCTTTATTGAGAATCTTCATAATACCATATCGTATTATAAATAGTGCGAATATCATTTTTACGACCTAGGCTGCGGAATTCCACTTGACTATTCGGACGTTTATCGCCAAAGTATGTACTATTCCGAAGCCTCCAAGATAATACCAGGCGATACCTTTGGACCGCCCGTAGTCGGTCGGGATCTTGCCGCGCATCTCTTCTGGAACGGCAATGGCTTCGGCCACCGTGTCATTCCCGAAAAAGAAAATCCAGTCGCTCTGCCCATTGGTCCACGGGGTGGTGGTGATGCCATCAGTGCCAACCCCCTTGGGGATGTTGGTCTGTTCGATATAGCGGGTGTTCTCGTAGCGGCCAATCTCACCGTTCATGATGAGGTTGAAGCCGGTGTCCGAGTACTGGTGAATGCCCTCGAGCGAGTTCTTGAAGGTGCGAAGCGTGGTGGGCCAGGCTATCGCGTAATAGTCGTCCGCGATATAGGCCGGGATGTTGCGCTCTTTCATCGCGTCCACAATCGCCTTGGCATGCGCGTTGTTATACGCAACGGAATTGGTGCCCGTCACCGTGCCATTGGTGTACAAGGTCACCGCCGTCGGGGACGTGCCGCCGACCGGAATCACCTGCAAGAGCGTCTGATTGAACTGCCCCCAGGCCAAGCGATCGACCGATTTGACGGTGTCGTTCTTGAGCGCCTTCTTGATGATGTCCTCGACCGGGAACTTCGAGAGGTTATCGAGTTTGCCGGAGTACGGGACCGAGTTGCCGGCCTCCGTAATGGTCAAGGTACCTTGCGTGATCGTGAAGTTGGTCTCCGGCATGGTGTTAGTTTCGAGTAACACGCCACCGGCCGTTGCCACATCCGAGACCACGTCCCAGGTGAAGGTGTCGCCCTTCTTCTTGCCCTGCTGCGAGATGTCGTGAACGTCGGCGAACTGGCGAAACTTCACCAGCGGCTGAACGTTCATGCGCAATACGTTTGATAATTGACGGGCATAGAGGTACCCGCCGAGACTCGACACCGCCCACACTTGTCCGGCCACGTTGACTCCTCATCGGAGCCACTTTGTGTTTAGGCTCCGCTTACCGTCGCGAGTGAACGTGTGGGGTCACACCCCGGGCCTTGGCCATCTTCTCGATGACCGAGCCCACGTCCTCCTCGCCCTCTTCGTCATCCGGCTCGACTTGCCGTGAAGCAGCGGTCGGTACGTTGACTAGAGTTCGCTTCCGTTCGAGCTTGTCTTGAGGTTTGGCCTTGGTCAGCCCGGGCAACGCAGTACGCAGTTCGGTATCAATCGAGGTGTAAGCCTCGGTGAGTCCCATCGTCGGATTTTCAGCTTTCAACTCGGCTAACCGAGCGTTGAACAATCGACGTGCGTACGGGTTTTCGAGTAGATCCTTCGACTTGTCCTCTAGACGCGCCAGTTCGGTCCTGAACGATAAGCGCTGATCGATCTGCCGGACGACGTCGGGAGTCACTTCCGATGGTCGCCGTGATAGGCGCGATGCCAGCTTCTTAGTCGCCTCAACATCTCCTAGAGCAGTCTTGGCGAGGAGATCCGCCAGCTCGTCTTCACCGAGCTCGCTGGGTTCGTCCTTGGTGGATAGAGCCAGCCGTGAGGCATTTCTAACACTCTCGGCCGATTGGCGCAAGTACTCGTCTGCGCTATCGACCTTTTGCGCAGCTTCCCTGATTTGCTTCAAGGTCTGCCAGCGCTCGACGCCGTTGACGATCTGCTTGTAATAGACCTCGCCGTTGACGGTTTTGGTGTCAGAATCCTCGGGCGGCTCCTGAGTCTCCTCGGTGGCGCCTTCGGACTGAAGCAGCTTCGCGGCCGCCTCATCCTCAGCCAATGCCCGAGCCTCGCGCTCTTCGGCGTCGTCTTTAACGACCAGGCCCTCTTTCTCGTCCCGGTACTCCTCGGAGCTATCGGCAATCGCCTCCATGCGCGCAGTGCGCTCGTTGTTGCGAGCGGTGTTCGCCTCGGTCGCTTTCTGCATCTGTCTGTCGTACGCCTTCTTTTCTTCCGCGTTCATGATTCCTCCCGCAACGCATCGGTTGCTTGTTCACCCATCATGATGGCCTCGCGCAGCCATCCGATAAACTGGTCTGACACTGAAATCTTGTTTTGCAGCTTGCGTATGGCCTTAGGGTCCTCGGCATCCACGACCGCCAACTCCTCGATAGCCTCGCTCGCCTGGTCCTGGGCCTTACGGAGCAAATAGGCGCCAATGCGGGTGTTCAAGAAGTTCTCAACCTCTTGGCCGAATACCGCGGCCTCGACCACCGGGTCACTTGGATTGAGCGGCACTCGGCTTCTCCTTCTGCATCTGGCTGTCGTGCTCGAAGCCCGCGTCTCGATCCTCTACCGCGTGGTCTCGCTCATCTTCAGCCACTTCCTGCCCTGCGATATGTTCAAAGAGCGCGAGCCGCGCCTTTGACTCGTGCGTCTTATCCGCAATGGCGAGCTTGGTCAAATTGGTCTCGTGGGACTTCTTGAGGTTCACGACATTGGCCTCGTGCTTGTTGCCCTTCTCGATCTGTAGTTTCTTGAGCATCATTGTCAGTTGCTGGATCTGCTGCTGCGCCTTGGCGAGTGCGGGGTCTTGGCCGTCGATTAGGAATCGGTTGCCGTCCTGATACCCTGAGAGCGCCATGAACTCCTTCCACACCTCGCGAAGATCAATGCCGGGGGGCGCCTGTTTCATGGTGATTTTGGCATAATTATCGACCGCGAACACGAAGCGCTGCATCTTTTGCTGAGGATCGGTCGCGCCCATGCCGACATTCACCGTCACGGTCAGTTCCTTGTTCAAGACCGCATCGGTCATCTGATTGACGCCGTACTTTTGGAATACCTGGGCTTTCTCGCCGGCCAAGCTCATGATGACCCTATCCGTCTCATAGTGCTGTTCAAGCATGACCAATTGGCGCAGCACAGGCTGTACGAACGTCTCCACAAAGGTCTTGAGCATGTATTCAGTAAGAAGATTGCTCGGTCCCTGCAGCATGCGCATCGTGTTAGTCGATTCACGCCCGGAACGCTGGGCAGTAACCTGCATCGGATTGAAATTTCCGGCAAGGTCGGAGAAATCCGCATCTATGCGATCCTGCTCCAGGTACGCTGAGGAAGTGACGTCCTGCCATTCAACCTCGCGGATATCGGCTTCTGGATCATCTGCCAGGGTGATTCCACCGGGCACGTTTCTGACCAGGGATGCCATGTCCACATTCTTGCCGCGCTTGGCGATCCAGCGCTTATTGAGCACCAGTTTGACATTGTCACTGCGCTGATTCTGGACATCATTCGCCTCTTCCTGAAGCGGCCTGGTAATGGTCGGCAAAGAGGCGGGAATCGGCTTATGCGTCTCCAGCATCGTTGTGCCCATCACATACGGTCTTTTACCGTGCCAGACGGTATCTTTCAATGGTTCCGGGTCAGTAAGCAACCGTTCACTTGCAATCGTGTAAAATTCCCAATCCTCTCCCTCGTAGCGATGAATATGACGGTGGACCCACACAATGTCATAGTCAGAGATATCCCGTTTTTGCTGTGATGGATCTTGCTGGACACCATTACGAGCTTGGCGGGTAGAGTCATCAGAGGTGTCAGAACGCGCAAACACCTGACTCGAGGAGTACTTGATCCATCGCTGTCCCTTCGGGTTTGGGTGCTCCATTCTATCCTTCACGTCACACCAGTACATGGGCATCAAATGGATGATGTAGGGGCTTGAATTGATCGGATCGAGCCAGTGCGCCGAAGGGTCAATGCGTAGGTTCTCAATGGGCAGCAAGTCCAGGCACGGCCTGTCGTCTAAGGATTCGGTCATGCCCTCCTCGTCATGCCGCTCGATGAAACGCCAATAGATATGCGCACACGCAACGCCTTGTACTTGAGCATCCTGAAATGCACCGAGTAGAAACGAGAACCACGGGATAGTCTTGGTGAGCCGGTACTGGAGTAGTTCCTTGATCACCTCCGCAGACGCCCGCTCTTCCTTGACCGACATGTTGGTGGCCGCCACATCGACCACATCGAGATTGGAGAAGAACGCGGCCGCGGCCGCTGCCTCGTTCTTGCGAATCACGGCCCTTGTTTTCGGCCGATAAAGGTTTGAGCGCTTTCTAAATAGCTCGCCGTTGTATTTTGAATCACTCGCATGCTGCGAGTTGAACGCCCGTATGGAATCCTCCCAGGGCTTGCGGTAGTTAGAGTCTACGTAGGAGGTCGAAAAGCGGAACGAGTCCTTGGCGCGCCGTATCCAAAAGCCGCGGTCGGGCTTTTTCTTCTCCTCCTCGCCGGCGGGAGCATCGCCGGTCTCCAAGCCTCCTAGCTCGGTCTCCTCGCCCAATTCCTCGCCTTCGTACTCCCCTTGAGTGGGGTCACTGATCGAGGGCGGCTGCGGGCGCCAAGGCGTTGATGCACTCATGCGAAATTCGCCTCTTGTTTCGGTCTCCACTCTTTGGGCACTTCAGGCAGCCGCTCGCCATCCCACTTAGCGCGCGGGTAGCCGAATAACTCCAGCATCGCCCCGCCCGCCATAACGGCTGAGTGCACGACTTCCTTGTGGTGCGTCAATTTATCCTTGGGCAGCAAAAACCCAAAGCCTTCGCGCTTGATGACGGAGGACACAAAGGCGTTGATATGCTCGTGCCGCACCACCATCACACCGCCTTGAAAGGACACCTGCCAGGGGTGCTCGGGATAGTGTTTGGCGAGCTGGTGCGCAATTTCACAGCCTAAAGCCACGTAGCTAGACTCCTCGAGATTCCCCTCCTCAATGACTTCGATGCTCATGATGTGCTCGTTCCTTTCTGATAGATACCGGTATTGCCCATATCCGTCGAGTCAAAGCCGCGGCCATTACTGAACTGGTACACCCGGTGATCGGGCGCCCGGAAGGACGGTCCCCACTCGCGGCTCGCCATTTCCTCCAAGCTGAAATTGCGCGTCGTCACCTTCATGATGGGCAGGGGAGGGGCGGGCGGCACATAAGGCCCTGCCGACCAGAGGAAGGTAATTAAGCCATTTTGCGTCCAGAGCGTGCCGCCGACCGGGGTTTGGCTGAAAACGATCAAAGGTGGCGTGATCAAATCATAGACGGAGCTTGAGCTAAAGTTCGTGAAGCCCGCCGCCAATAGCACTGCATTCGCCTGACTGTTGGTCAAGCCAATGAGATTCGGCACGATGTAGATGATGGGCGCGGCGACTTGGCGCCAGCGGAACTGATGTATCCAATCGTTATTCTCGGTACGCCAGATCGGCTCCGCTTCCAGTGCCCAGTTCTTGGACTGCCACCACATGAGGTTGTTGGGGGCGCCGAAGAGCGTCTGCGGAATCTGCCTAAAGGGGTAGATCGCGGCCTCGGGGTTCGGCGGCCTATGAACGAGTTCGAGCCACGGGTTATCGTTTA